ATTTTTCATTAACCAATTAAATGTTACACCACCTGCACCATACCATTCATAGTTAATGGAAATCATCTGTTGTTTGGTTGGATCTGCAGTTACACCAGTGTATCCATTACCATCAAACTTCTCACCATTCCAGTTTTCTCTGGTTATTCTTGTTTCTGTAGTGATACCAGTTGCACTACTGCGAATTACATAAGAATATGTGCCTCCATCATCCTCAAAGAAAGCACCATCAGTCTCATTAAACAATCCAAATCTTCTGCGAATACCGACTTGTGGTGCTTCCAGACGAATTGCAAATGCGAGAGTTGCTGGTCTACCAGGAATGTATCTCATTACATTCTTCGTCTGTCTGATAACCTTACTACCAGCAGTAGATCCAACTTCAATAATCACATTACTGGAATTGACATTATGAGTAGCAGTACCAACACCAACTACACTCTCATCCCAAACATCAGTCTCTTTACCATACTGGAAAGTATTGAAGAAAACTGTTTGGAAAGGAGCAACCTTTAGTCTGTTATTGTCAGAAAACTGAGGTCTCCAGTCTGTCTGGTTTCCCCAGTGATCTGCGATATTATAAACCTCAAAGAGACTTCTCTCTTGGTTTAGGAAGTCTTGTGTGTTCTTATTCCACTGTGCCATGAATTAAACCCAATCTAGTTTTGCTGGATGATATCTCTTAGAATCTTTTACTTGAATATTTTTTGACTCAGAATTGATAGGATAAATTTGATGTACAATTGCACCAGGATACTGACTTTGAAGTTCTTCTGCTAATCTTTCTCTACTTGGAATACCATCTTTTGCATTAAACTCCATTCTATAAAGTTGACCTTGCCATACAAGATCTGCAGCAAAATCTTCTCCAACCTGTTGGGGGGAAGATGAACCGCCAATATTTAATGTTCCATTGAAGTCACCATTAATTGTGACGCTTTCTGAAAGAAACTGATTAAAACTTTTCATATTAGCAGTTCCAAGCTCTTAGACTCTTATTTATTCTGCTATTTGGATCACTAGCAGTTTTAGATGAAGTCAATTTTTTCTTCATACCTTTCATTCGAGCGCAGAATGATGCCCTACGCTTGTTTCCAACCTTTTTGCTTGGTGCTTTAAGGTCAGATCCTGGATTTTCTCTTTCGTAAGACTTACGTCCTTTTTCGTTGAGTCCTCCTTTTTTATTTTGTCCTTCTTTTCTTGTCCAAGCTGCTCCTTCACCAATTACTCCTATGTTTAGTAGATAGTTTCTGCGTCGCTTCTCAGCACTATCATATGTGGTGTTGCCACCCTTAGGTTCTGGTTTGTACTCAGCCTCTTCTCTTGCAATAACATAGTTATCAGATCCAACTGTATTCATTGCAGGATAATATGCAAGAACTTTACCAGTCGGATAAATTTTTGCGACAGCGGTATTTATTTCTTCTCTAGAAGGCTGCTCAGCGCCAGAGAAGAATAATCTAATGGTATAATACTTACCATAGAAGTTTACCATTACAGTGTAAACTCTACCATTAGTCTGAACTCTTTTAATGTTTTCAGACACAGGTACACAATTGGGAACCATTTTCTTCCCTTTCTTTTTCATACCCTCTTGATTATAACCATCCCAGCACTTTTCATCTAAAATTTTTGCTACGATTGGAGATACTTCTTCTTTCTTATTCCCCCAATTCTTTGCACCGACCTTACGGCACTTAACTAGAGCACCAGATGCATAAGCAGAGGGCCATACAGAATAGCGAGACTTTACTTTCTTATAGCAAGCATCTTTTTCTTCGGTAGTTAATGGTTTGTCTGGTCCTTGTAAGCCAGTCTTATCAACACTAAACTTAAATCTTGCAGCACCAGTGGGTCTTGGTTTTGGCTTAGTTGCAGATGCTGGGATTTGTTCACCAACTCTATATGATCTTTGTTCATTTGCAACATAATCGGCGGCAGTATCAATATAATCTGCTGCCTTAGTAATTTTAGATTGAACCCAAGCTTCTAAATTACCTTCACCCTTTTTACCCATTTTTTTCTCAAGACGCTTTGCAGCATTATGAATTGTTTTCAATTCAGAACGAGCCATTGAATATTCATGATCTTTTGCTTCTTGAGTTACCATCTTTGCTTTACCTTTTCTATTTGGATTTGGATCTTCTTTACGTTTTTTAGCTGCTCTCTTATTTCTTTCTTCTTTATCTAATGATGCACGGTCATCAGGATCACGGCAGTATGGCTTAGTTTTTTGACCTGGCTGTTTTGCACAAGGTTTACCATCATATTTACCACCAGCTTGAACCCATCCGCCACCTTTAAACCAGTCGCGGAGCGAGTATCCTTTGTCTTTGGCGGATTTACCGTCTCTCATTTTATTTAATCTTGATTATTATTATTTAGAATTCCTTGCTTAATTAATTTAGAAAGTTCTGCTGTGGAACCAACAAATAAGGAATTATTTACTGTTGTTGGTCTTGCATGTTTCTCATCAAGATCCTTCATTTTCTTTTGAAGATCCATTAACTTATCAGCAACATCAGCGACGTTTTTGATTAACTGTCCAGCAACCTCATAAGCTCTAGGGTGATCTGAACTAGTTGCAACTTCCAAGATACCATCTACAGCTTCTTGCCCCTTCTCAATCAAGGCATAAAGCTGACCTCTAGTGTATTCATAATCTTTCTGAGGTTCTTCAACTTTAATAATTTTTGGTTTTTCAGATTTAACTATTTCTGAAGACTCAACCTCAGACTCAACGTTTAAAGCGTCACTAATTTTGTCGAAAGTATTCATGCTAGAGATCTACATCTGTTTGCTGTGATGGACTATAAGTTTTAAAATCTTGGAAGAATGAAACAGTCTCATTAAATCCAAAATCGTCACCAGCTTCTACTAACGGATCATCAGCAGAATTTACAACACCATCGTTGTTATAATCTTGCAACGCCTTAGGTGTTGCCGTATAACGTACTTCACGCTTTGCAGTTGTTGTAGTGTTACCGTAGTAATCAACTGAAACCTTCTTAATAAGCTTATCTGCCGAATCAACAACAGGCCCAATAAGAGAAGTTTTTGCTGTGAAGTTTAATGTATATATAATAACCCTGCCTTGATCGAAGGATCCTTCATAATTATCATCTGGTGGATCCACAGAATCTAAGATAATGGGAATATCTCTTTTTTCTCCAATCGATTCAACCAAGTTAATAGTTACATTGAAAGCTGGCTGGAAATATGGTAGAATCTGTTCAATAATCTCAAGCACATCTTCCTGTGTTTGAGACATGATAGAAAGCTGAAATTTGATATTATATGGAACTGGCATGAAGACTTTTTGTAGTCTTGCATTATTATCAACCGCTTTAAATGTTTGAGTTACACTGCTTTTTCTTGAAGGGTCATATTGTATTCCCTTCATTTCAAATGCAAGTCTTGGGAGAGTTATAGTTCTTTTCTTATTTAAATCAGGCTGCTGTTCAATTCTTGCTAAGAACTTTTGTGTTGGGCCATAAGCAAGAGGAACTTTCATAGCCGACACGACGTTACCATTAGAGTCCTCTTTTCTAACTTCAATATCATTGAACAAAGTACCAAACCCAATGATAGTTTTTCTTATGATTTGGTGATAATAGTAATTTCCTAACATCAGTATTCTCCAAATGGATTATTTTCTGTAAAATCTAATATTCCGTCTGCTTCTGTTTCAATAAGTTCATTCTGCGAGGCATTTTCCTCGTCATTATAATAATCAGCAGTGTATAGTATGTATCTTCCAGTTGATCCAATTCCTGTATGATACGTTGCTGCAGACCCTACAATTACTTCACCAGGAGTAAATCTTCCAGACAATCTGTAAATCTTAAGAACCTTATTGACAGCATCCCAATCTTTAACAATTGCCTGTGTACCAGATGTTTCTCCAGTAATAACTTCATTGTATAGATAATTTCCAGTAGAAATACCTGGAGGTAAAATGCTGATATTTGGTGCAGTTGTATAACCAGCTCCTGCATTAGTAATGTAAATACTGGAAACAAAGCCATTTGCAATTCTAACTTCTGCTGTTGCAGTTACACCAGATCCAGATAGAGGTGGATCGATAGTTATCGTCGGAGCACCTGAATAATTAGCTCCAGCATTATTAATCTGGATATTTGAGATAGTTCCGTCAGCGATTGAGGCAGTTGCAATACCACCACTTCCACCGCCACCGCTGATAGTAATTGTTGGAGCTGCTGTATATCCACCACCAGGATTTGTCAATACTATTCGTTCGATTGACAATGCTGATGTGAATCCAACAGAAGATCTACTAGTTGTAATAGCAACTGCTGTTGCAGTAAGACCGCCAGACGGAGCTGCAGAGAATGTAACTGTTGGTGCTGATGTATATCCATATCCGTCGTTGATCAAATGTATCTGACTTACTGCTCCTGCGGGAACAATAGTAGTTCCAGCACCAGCGGTATTAGCAATTCCAGTTAATGTTAATAGAGCATCAATACCTCTATCAGCAACAGTGGTATCAATTTCAAATACACCAGTGTCAATAACTTCATCCTCGAATACGAATGGCTCACATCTGAGTTCATAAACATATAGATTGTTGAGTTGGTAAAATTCTACTTCGTGCTCAACAAATTTAATTTCGTATAGAGTATCTGTTAATGGGAAATATATTAAGTCCCCTTCTTTTGGTCTATTTGTAATTTTTAAATCATCATCAGCAAGTTCTGCTTCAAGGAACGGAGTAATAAAATCTTCATACTTTTCTTTAGATATAATCAGAGATAAATCATCATTTGCCTGAACACCAAACTTGGTCAGTAAATCTCCTCCACCACCAAATCCACCATAAGAAGCTACATAAGCTTCCATATAGTAATTGTCATTGAAACGTGCGAGGATATTCTCTCTTAGTATTCCATCATTGATTGCATAACCTCTTGGTAGGTATCCAATATTGACACCATACATCTTCAACTGCTCGTTGATAAGATCTTGCAGAAGTCTTTGCTCGGAATAATTTCCTTGAATGAAGTATGGATTTAATGCCATCTTTTATTATCCGATCATGTCTAGAGGTGGTAATTCATACTCTGAAGACATCCTTGTCTTGATGTCTGCCAATTCGTTGACAGCATCATCATAGAGCTGTCTTCCATTTAGTTCTATGCCACCAGGAAGTTTAACTCCCTGGAACTTAATCATATTTTGACCCCACTGCTTCTTAATTAAAGATGTTAGATACAGCTTCAAGAAAGAGTCATTATAGATTTTAGAAAAATCTGCTGGGTCAAGAATTCTATAACACTCAACTACGATATAAGTATTTACATTAATTTCAGACCAGTTCATATCAATATATAATCTGTTCTGACGCTTTGAGTATCTAATTTTTTTACTTGGGCTAATTAGCCATTGAATAGTCTCAAGATATTCTTTAACCATTGCATAGTTTAGTAGCTCAATAGATGTAAAATTATATACATCATTCAAGAAAATTTGATATGCGACATTGAACATACCACTTGACAATGTGCTATCATCGAGTCTGAATATTCCCTCAACCCCTATAACACTATCTGGGATTTCAATATAATTCTGAGATTCGTAATAAGTATATGTTGTTACGCCGACTGTTCTTTCTGTTGTTGCATTACTCTTTGCTCTATCAATATCATCCTGTGTAATCTTATATTTCAAATACATCTTTTCGACACCATCAAAGTGTCTCTCATTGAATAGTTGCAAAGCATCATCAACAAGATCGTCAATTTGATCATCGTCAACATTAATTTCCAGCACAGGATAGCCTAATTTTCGTAGGCAATAATCAATCAATTCTTGTCTGCTGGATGGTTTCATTGTTCCCTCTTAATTTTTTCTATTTCAGCTTGAAGTTCTCGTTTATCTTCTAGAATTTGGTGATAGTCTTGAATTAAACTCTGAAACTTTGCTTCTAACAATGCATTTTCTTTGTATAACGATGTCATTTTATCGGATAATGTTTTTACTAAAACATTGACATCAACTTGCACATCATCAGGATTCATATCAATAAGCTCCTCCATCTATAGTAGTAGTCCAAACAGGAACATTTGTTCCAGGTTGTGTTGTAAGTATATAGTTTGAAGTCGATAAACCACTAGCAGGATCTGTAGTAGAATTCATCAAACCAGTGGAGTCAAAATACACAACGCCATTGGTGCTAGTATCTTCTAACTGATAGTAGATACCTTTGATATCAAGATATCCCTTTGTTCCACTTACATAACCACGAACACCAGTTGATGTTGTGATGCCAATAGTTGCATCTGGAATGAAAGTAAATTTCTGATTATAATCTTGGAAACCAAAGAAACCAGTTTTAGTTGCAGTTGTTCCCAATCCAACAGAATCATCATTGTAAGTGAATGAAATACCCCTATCTGTTTGAGTATCCCATCCATAAGCAATTGTGATTTCTGTTCCAGATGAAATTCCTGCTGAAACTGTCCCAGCAATACTGACAGTCTTATTTAATTCATCATAAGAAACAATTGTGCTTAAAGTTTCTGATGGAAGTCCAGCTACACCTCTAAGAACATCACCAGTATTAATACCAGCAATAGAATCAACTCCTAGTACGCTAGAGCCAATTCCAACATTTCCTACAATAATACGAACAGAGGTTGGATCACTTAATGCTAAAATTGGATCTTCAACAGTTACTGTTCTAGAATTTAAATTACTAGTTTCACCATAAACTTCAAGATTACCTTTAATAATTACTGTGCCTTCATTGCTATCAGTTGGATATGGATCAAGATATAATACATTACCAGTTCCAGGTTTTGTGCTAATTACATTGGTATTAACTGTACTAGATGTGAAGCTAGTTATGCCACCAACAGTTAGATCCCCACCAATAGTTAAATTTCCAACAAGATCAAGACTGCTAATCTGACCATCTTCATTTAAAATAACCGCTTTGCCAGCAGATGTTACACCAGGCTCAACATCTAAAAGATTTGTATAGTATCTACCACCTTGAGCAATTGCATTTCCAGCCTGATCACCAATCCACAGTCTACCACCAACATTGGTAAATGAACCTGTGGAAATAGAAACTGCAATCTCACCATATTGTAACGTGGGTATTGTCGTTACCCCCGTTGTTCTTTTAATAAGAATAGTTGCTCCAACAGCCATTAGAACTCACCTCCATCTAAGAGTGTTCCAGCTTCGAGGGCTGATGTTGCAGTCCACTTACCAGTGGCTGAATCGTAAACTAAAAAAGCATTATCAGTCAAATTAGTTACATCAACATTTGTCAATGCATTTAGAGTTGTTACACCCCTTAGATTGGTAGTAACTTTAATCCTGTTTTGGTCAGATATTCTTGTATTGAATTGCGTCATGAGGTTGAAACTCCTGCAGTAACTGTTACTGTCCCTTCAACTACACGGGTTTTCAATCCAGTCGCTGTTTCAGTTAAGAGAATATCGTAAAGATATCTGCCCTCTTTAATTGAGGCAGATGCCGTTGATCCTATAGAAATTTTGATTTCACCATAATCAGGGCTTGGGAAAGTCACATCCATCGAATGTTTTGACGTGCTCGATGGGTGTTTTTTAATATGACATGCACCTGTATATCCGTTCAAGTCAATAGGAAGGTCATTGTATTCCTCAAGCATAAATGATGAAGAAAAATCTGTGCCTTGCGGTATTACTAAATTGACGACTCTTACAGACATGCCTGCATACTATTATTGTCTTTAAGTATTTATAACTTTGCTGCGAGTTGAGATAGCAAAGCTTTTACTTCTGCTAAATCACTTTTAATAGACTCAATTTCTTCTCTTTCTTTACTTCTTTGATCACGCAAAGAAATATATTTTTCATAGGCATTCTTATCCGTATTAATTATTGCTTTAGAGAAGGAATCCCTTTTGAGAGTAGTATTACCCTCTACAGGGATTAAATCCCTCTCTTCCCTATCACATTGATTGTTCATATTATGCTAATGCAATCGCTCTAAATTCTTTAATCTTAGGTACTACAGCTTGATTTGTGCCAGTGAATACAACCTTGATGCTGAATCCAGTGAATTCTGGAAGATCATTCACACTAAACTTATAGTCTAGGTATTCATTATTATTGCTAGATGGAACTCTTGTATCTGGATTTCCATCTAGAAGACCGTTATATCCTGGGAATAGGATATATGGCTGATCTCCATCTGGAGCATCTGCTCTGTATAGTTTATATAGGACTCTAATATCGTTGCTCTGATCACGGAAAGCGGCAAATCTGACATCTAGTGCAGTAGCAGGATTTTCAAGATTGACACGCTTAGTTACATATGCAGCAGCGGTTGGATCAGTTAGATCTGAATTGACTCTACCATCGTTAGCAAAATCAGTGACTACATTGTTAATTCTATTTGATGTAGTAATAATATTAATTCTATCAAGGTCAATAACAGGTGATACGTTTCTGTTTTGTGTCGATAGAGTCATTTCCATGGTGAATGACTTGTTGCCAGGGAGATTGGATAGATGCTCTAATTCATTAACCTCAGCACAAATAATTCTTGGAGATGATAGTGAATTGATCTCATTCAAGTTAATTGGTTCATAACCTTTGTCTTGGAACGAAACTTCAGTTCCATCAACGCTAGTTCCAGAAACAGTTCTTGCTCTTGTAGCAATTTGTGTTGTAGATGGGAGCATAATCTGGACATTAGGTGTAATGGTCTCAAACTGAATGTTTTGAGTTGCCCTTACGCTTCTTCCACCACCTTGCTTAGTGCTATCAAATGCTAAGATTGGTAAACCATTTGATCCATCTCTAGAAGTTCCTAAACCAGTTGAAGTTGTATTAATCTTGATGTAATAAGAATCGAGATCAATATTATTGGCAACATCAACATCGGCAAAGTTGTGAGTGGTGTTGATTCTTCTCAATGATACACCATTGAGTTCATACTTCATAATAGCAGAATTGACCTTATGAGTCTGTGCTACAGTATCATCAATACCTCTAGAAATTCCAGTTAGAACTTGTGGACTTGCAGTAGCATCAGTTCCTGTGTAGCTAATGACCTCACTATTGATCATGATGTAGCCAGGATTCGTGCTAGACACTCCGACATTTTCAAAGCTAGTGAAGATGCCGACTGCAGAAACAGGTAAACTTGTTGTTGCAGTGTTTACATATTCCTCGGAAAGTCTAACTGCGCCTAGATTTGAAACTACGTTAGAAATCTTAACTTTATTGTTTCTTCCATGCATTCCATGATTTCTGTGAGCAACTTGCATGTAAAGACCAGTTCTATCTGGATTGTTGGTGATAGTAACTGGGGTCGATGGTAGAGTAGAAGCAATACCAACATTAGCACCACTTCCAACAATCCAAGCAAGTTGATTTGTGGTATCAAAGCTTCCCTGTACGTCAGTGACTACTAACTGATTGAGGGAGGAAACGATTCCAACATTGAATCTTACATTTTCACTCAATGAGCCAACTTGTGCGGTAAGAACATCACCAACAGCATAACCCTTACCACCATCGGTAACTGTAATGACACCAATGTTTCCACTATTGATGGAAATTTGCATTTGAGCGCCAGTACCAACTCCGCTAATAGAAGTTAGATCTACACCAGTGAATGTAAAGTTTCCTGCGGATGGAGTTAGTCCACTACCAACATTGTTAACTTGCAATGCTTGAGTATCATTGATTGCAATTGCTCCAGTAATCTTAGAAAGCTTACCAGTTGTGTTAGTATTATTAATCTGAGTGATTGTAACACCTGGATCTAGATAAGTGCTAGCAACAGTAGAACCTAAACCAACAACAACTTCTTTAGAAAGAGTCTTAACAGGATTTGGTCTCAGTCTTGGTTGCTGTCCATTACCAACACCCAACTTAGGATTGTAAAGCTTGAAGATGCCAGGATCAGTTGTAAATTGTGCCTTATAGAGTACAAACTTGAGGTCTTCTAGTTGACTTGAATCCCAGGTTGAACCATTTTGTGACTTGAATAGTGATCCAAGATAAGGTTGTTGGGAAACAATAACTCTTTGATTCTCTGAAAGGTTTGCAGTGCTGATTTCAGCCTCACCCATTCTAGAGATCCATGCAGTATAATTATTAGAATCAGAAAGGAGAACAATAGCATATTCAGTGCCATTACCTTCAAGGTAAACAGGTGATGGGAATGTAAACTTAGTTGGAACACTACCATCGGTTGAAGTTAGAACTTCGTCTGCTTCGAGTGTTACTTGGCTAAATGCAATAATTGTCGAAGTAGGAGTACCAACTTGAGTTGTTCTGATTTGACAGGTAATTGGGATGTTTTGATCCTTAGTTGAGAAGAATACATCAAGAGAAGTTAGGAAGATGCCACCATCATCTGTAACGAGGAATGTTTCAGCGAGAGGATCGTACCATTGTTGATTTGTTACGGTTCTAGTTTCTGCAGTTGTCGATCTTGTTAGAGTAGAAACATTTTGTGATACAGTGGTTGTATCAGTTACCTGCGTTCTTTGAACCTCAGCATTTCTTGTTGAAATGACGGTTTCCTGAGTGATGTTTAACTCACCAGAAGATGTAAATGTTACTTCGGCTTGGCTATTATAAGAACCTGGAACTGGATTGTTATTCTGACTTGCAGTTAAGAGCAGAGTCTTTCTTCCAGTTTCAAATTCAGGTTGATCAGGAGATGCTGGATCTGGAATAAAGAGTGAACCAATTAGAGTTCCATTCTTATCTGAGATAAGCCTTAAATCGCTTACAGTAGCCTGAGCACCACTAGTTTGACCCACAAGGATCATATCGGGTACTACTTGACCGTAGAACTCGCTCTCAGCCTGCGCTCCGAGGCTAAATGTGTCAATGTTTAGTACGGTAGCAGTCGAAGAATATGTATCAGGAAGAGTTAGAGTATCTTCATATGGATTTACATCAAATACTTGAGTTGGAGAATCATAAGGGCCATATTTGTGGTTTGATTTAGCAACTCTAAATCTGATTAGAGTGTTTTCAGTATTTCTTAAAGTTGTTCCTGGGACGTAACCAACAACAGTCTCACCTACACTGAATGTTCCACTAACCATGCTAATCTCTAGCAGCTTTGGAACACAATAATCAGTCATTGCAACTTTATCGAAGAATGCATAGAACTGAGTTCTAGGTCTCATTCTCTTTGCAGTGAATTCAATATTTCTTGATCTTAAGAAAGGAATAATGTCTCTGCTAACAACTGCAGATCCTAGTGATCTACGATCAACTCTTGGAGATACTTGGAACTGTACACCAGATCTAGAAAGTCTGCTATCAATTCTAGTGGTAACAAGATTAGTGTTTACGGTCGTATCGAGAAGAGTTCTGGTTCTTCTTTGCTCCAAGAAGGGCCAATTACCTCTTCTTGCGCCAGTGTTTCTCCAACCACTGTCAGATACTTGTTCAGTGCTAGTTTCAGATCTTACAAGCTCATCACCAACAACGGTTTGACCTGACCACACTTCTTCCCAAGAACCCCAATCTGTAGGTGCAAGACCTGTATTTGGATCAGCACCTAGAGTATCTAGAAGAGCATTAAATGAACCTTCTTCTTCAATATTTCTTACTGCAAGTCTGTTCTCTGCAATCCAAGTATCAGAAGCAGGTGCAAGATCAATATTACCAATCCAGGTAGAAACTGCGAATGGGTTGATGTTCTCTGTTCTGGTAGCAAATTGCTGTTGAGCAGCTACAGTCTCTGTATAGTCAAGAGTTACCAGTGCTCCAGTTCTCTTGATGTTTGGTGATTGTAGATCTGTTACAAATCTTGTATCGAGATTTTGATTTGATGTTGAACCAATACCAACCAAAGACTGAGATCCAATTAGAAGATCTAAACCAGTGGTGTAGTGAGATGGTCTTAATTCACCCTTAAGGGTATCAATACTAGATTTGCCAGTTAGGATATGGCTGACATGATTCTTGAAGTTGTCTACAAAGAATCCTGACTTAAATCTATCTAAACCAGTTTGAGAATCTCTGATGGTTAGATTTGCAGTATCACTTTCTAGTAAAGATAGAGCAGTATACTTCTCTACGTTAGAAAGTCTGTTTTCAAGCTTAGTGATATCAGCCATCGTATAACGCTTATGTTGCGTAGGACTAATGCTGATGTCTTGCTTTACACTATAAACATAAGGTCTTAGTCTGATAGTTGCAATTTCTAGAGACGATGAAATGTCAATAGGAGCAACTGGATTATCAGATGGTACACCTTTTCTTAGTTCAAAGAATCCTTCTTTAGTTAAGAGAAGTTTATCAATTCTTGGCAGATAGTATGAATAACCTAATACTAATTGGCTATTCGGATAGATTGGATTGTTAGAATATGTTCCAGAAGATGCAAAGTTTCTTGCTTTGAATTCAAATGGTGATAGGGTATCTGTTGCAGGATTGTAGTCAGCAACTCTTGGTCTGATGTCGAGGGAATCTGTAGATCTTAGTGTTCTGATGGAAGGAATATCTCTTAGATATAGATCTGCATCATAACTTGAGAATGATACAAAGTCTCCATTATCACCACCAGGAATGCTATAATAGTCAAATACAATAGTGATTTGTCTCTTAGGTGCTTCTACGCCATCCTTTCTAACAATTCTACCATAGTCTAAGAATTCTAATCTTTGACCACCATCTAGAGTAAATGACTCAACAATGTCCTGATCACCATCGGTTACATTAGAGATGGTTGCAGTAATTCCAGACTTTTTGAATGTAACAGACTCATCAATGCTAAATGACTTTTCAGTCAGATATGTAAATGTGACAGAAGAAGCAGTGGTCGAAACAACTCTTGCACTAGCTTTTGTCTCAGTACCAACAACTACATCACCTTGAATGGCATTTAGTAGAGAACCAGAAATTTCTACTAAAGTTAATTGTGGTAGGGTTGGAGATGAGGTATCATTAGATTCATAAATTGCATGAACACGTAATACATCAGGAACATTGAGTGAAATCTCTTTATCTTGAACTCTTGTTCCAAAAATTCCACTATAAGTCAATCCATCATTTAGTTTAGAAGTTCCAATTCCAGAAGCAGAATTTGAAGATCTGCTGATGGTTACGGTTGCACAACGGTTTAGAACCTTTTGCTTAGATGTGGCATTGATCTTATTTAAAGATGCAATTAATTTTACGCTTGAATCAGAAGCAACGGATAATTGTGTTAGGGTGATGGTTTTATTACCATTGCTAAACACAACTTGACCACTTCTTAGTGGCTCTACAGTTCCATTTGTATAAGATACATTGTAATCTTCTACGTCAAATTCGGAGAAGAATAGGTTAGGATCTGATTCAGTTACTGATGCTTGAGAACCAGATACAGAAATCGTGTATGTTTTCTTGACCTTTAGCTCTGAAGAAATTAGATTTACATTGCTAATGTCATTGTGAGGTAGTGGAGTTACTAATGTAGACCCTCTTCCATTAATTACTTCTGGAGCAACAATAACTAGATCGTTAACGTTTAGAGTTGAACCAGGAAGTGTTCCGTCACAAATGTTGGTTACACTTGTAATTCCTGCAACGGTAAAGCTGTTGGCAGCAGGACTTACCGAAACTACCTTGTTAAAAGTAGAAACAGTATTGCCAGACTTTGTGTATCTGATAATATCTCCAGTCTTAATACCTACTGAAGTTGCAGAAGTTACGCCTACAGTAACAACACCACCAGAAGTGATTGTAAATTGCGTTCCTTGTGGTGCAATTAGTTTTGTAGAACTTAGCTCTAGATCAGCAGTGAAAGTGTTAACACCAACTTGTGAGTATACTGATTTTACATCACTGAAATCATAGTCACGAACAGACACAACAGTTGGAGCTGAACTGATTCCATTGACTGAAATTGTCTCACCTTGAATAAACTTACCGTTGCTGCAATATAGGGTTAAGTTTGGAGAAGCCGAAACTGAAGACTGTAGATAACCAGTAGCACCACTACTATTACCCTGAATTACAGCGGGAGCATCTAAAGTGACAGTAGTTGAGATTGAAACTTTGGTATAAGTTTGAATATCATATAAGAAAAGATCATACTTTGTAGTATCATCTGCATATCTAGAATCTTGTGACTTATAATCATAGATTCTAGCGACACCAATCTCGTTTCCTGGTTCTGCAAGACCACTAGATCCAACTCTAGCATCACCAAGACGCAGTGTTGTGGTTGTACCAAATCCTACCTGTGCCGAACCTGTTACATTATTAACGACTACTTTACCCGTAGAATTGAAAGTTAAAGAATATGTATCTACTGTATTAGAAGTTCTTGGCTTTTCAACATCAATAAAGGTATTTGAAACTTTACCGATTTCATATCCCCTTACATATGCCTTACCTGGGGATACTTGTAGAAGAGCCAAAGCTTCTGAAGGTGAATTACCTTCAGGAGTTACTTGATTGGAATTATAGATTCCACCATTACCTTCGCTATCATTTAAACTTTCTTTTGCAAAAATTTCAAAAGGATTTACAATATAGTTTCCAGACTCGTCAAAAGTTCTTCTGGCAAGTTCGTCTCTAATTGTGCTGCCAACGGTCTCTTTAGTGAATGTCTGTAAGACACCGTTTTCAATTCTCATTAACTCAATAAAGTTCTCATCATTAAAATCAGTTAATGATTTTTTAATAAGAGAAGTTGAAATTTTAAATCTATCTGCGCCTGGGGCGGAATAGTTTGAATATCCTTGTGCGTTATCATACAAAGACTCATCATCAAATGGTGTTACAATCTCTTCATTGATTAGAAGACCTACTCTGTAACTTGGAGTGTTACCATACTGATCTAGGATGATGGATTCACTCAATACCTTTACAAAATGACCTCTGATGAAGTATACACCATCAGAAATTGCTGCTGAAGATGCCGTTCCAGTAGCATTTTCTGGAATACAATTTGCAAAGCCGTTACCAGACTGAATTACAAAAGTATCAGTAGATAGTGTTTCTTCAGTGATTAGCTCTTCACCATCTACAAATCTGGATCCAGTAAAATCTGTGCTATTTGACTTAATATAACGAACGTATAAAGTATTATTATTGTTATCAGAATCTGCATCAGTAATTGTATTAATTACTTTTGCAGTAACACCAGAAGTTGCACCAACAATAGTTTTTCCAACCAATAGGCTGATATAATCTCTAAGATCTGTACCGAAGTATGAAGAATTTACCTGAACATACTCATACTGGTTATCGTATGATGTTTGTCCAGGAATTACTTTGGCACCTTCTTTGAAAAAGTGTTGCCCAAAATTCTCAATCTGATTCTGGAGAATTGACTGTAAAGTAGTTAATTCTCTAGACTGTATAGCGGTTCCAGGCTTAAATAAAACTCGCTTAAAATTCTTATCTTCACTAAAATCGTCAAAATATGGTGCTGTGTTGAGATTGGTATTTTGTGGCATCTTCTTAGAATTCTAATACAATTTTGATATCTTCTTTTTGGGTAGAAGATCTTGGAATTGCTGCTCTGTTATCTATATAGATGACTTCTCCAGAGTATTTTTCAACTTCTGGTGGAGCCACACCATTAATGAATCTAAGTCCTAGAGGAGCAAGTCTAGTATTAGTTCCAGAACCAACCGTTGTGGCAGTTCCTGGGTTTGCTGCACTACCAAAACTTGTATCAATTCCTAGGTTGGAACCGACACTTGCACCACTTACAATGTAAGTTCCGCCATAACCAATGGCATCAGTAAACTCTGTAGTTCTCCAGCCATAAGCAGAAAGACCTAAACCAACTGGCTGATAATACTTAAGGACACCAGTTGTGTTGTCCCAGGAAGCTACAATGCCAGCAGCAGTTGAACCAATGCCCGTTGTTTGGGTAATTGTCGTGTCTACAGTGTATGTAGTATCGGAAATACTACCGCCAGTAAAACTCTTAAGCTTAACGCCACCAACAGCACTTGCTTCTGATGCAGTTAAAAGTTGTGTTTTACTTCCATAAACGGTTGGATTCTTAAGTAAGCCAACTCTAGCAAAATCGTTACCAACAATAAAGTCTGGATTTGTTGACGTAGTTTCAAATCTAGAGTATACTAGAACTCTATACGCACCCAATTCTTTATAAACATCATATCCATGTCCACCTTGAGGTGGAATAATAACTTCAAACGCCGCAACAGAAGTAGTTCCTGTTCCAACAGCACTCAATCCAGAGATTGAACCACCAATTTCCGATCCAGGAGCACCAGGATAGAACTCAATCTTTCCTCTGGTATACCCAGAACCACCGCTAGTAACTTCTACGTTTGATACTTTACCTGAATTATCTACAGTAACAGTAACTTTACCACCAGTTCCATCGCCAAGAATAGGAACGTTCTTAAATGAAGTTCCAATAGGTTGATATCCAGCTCCAGCGTTATCAATAATTACAGTTTTAATTTCTCCATCTACAGCATTATTTTTAATCTCTGCAGTTGCTCCAGATCCCCAATTTGATGGAACTGGGATATAATCAATAGAATCAAATTTAATTACATCACTTGGGGAAATAGTATACATATATTTCCAAATATATCCATCTCCACTAGTACCAGCAGCTCTTGGTTCTAGATCGGTAAAATCTGGTTCATCAATAGAGGGTTTACCTGATGGAAAATCAGGTGACAAACCATTATTCAAACATGCATAAACTTTAAAGTTTCTGTTGACAATATAATAATTCGCATCGTAAAGACCTGTAGCATTAGTTACAGGCGCTGGATTTGCAGAACTATAATTGTGCTTGTACATGTCATAAGTTGTACCAGCAACCCACTCTACCTTTCTTACCATTCTTCTGAGGTCAGAAGCATTCACTCTTTTAAGAGCGATCATGGTATCATAATAATCGTTCTGTTCCTTGAACATATCTTTTGGATTTGGAACATTGGTGTTCCAATCCGTTGTTCCCGAACCAGTAACAGTATCAGTAGAGTTTGGTAACCCTATAAAGGTATAGTAGACATTGGTTGTAGTACCGATGCCAGTAAAACTTTGAACAAAGGTTTCAGCATTCAATATTCTAAATTGATCAGTAATAATAGCTGCCATGTGTTTATAGTTTTTTAGTTATTTATCGTGTTATGAAAACTCTTCCTTAAGAGCATTGATTCGAGTGACAATTGGCGCAGTTGATACACCAGTTAGACCACTATTTGATAATTTAAATTCTTTTGGTAAAGTTCTTGTATTGAAGTTGTAAAGTTTACCCCATGAGTACTCAGCGATTCCAGCAAAAGAGGTTGAAGCAAGTCCAACAATTGTTTGTACATTTGAGTAAACTGTTACAATACCAGAGATGCCGTCATTGATGACTTGATCTGCGCGATAAACATTATCAATGAAAGTAGATCCTATTCCAAGAATATCAGTTGATGGATCTAGCGAAGTTATTGCATCTCCAACACACGAATTCTTAATTGTAAAGTAATCGCCAGTTGTAATACCACTTCTTGCAATAAATCCATATTTAGTGACATTCAAGAAATCATCACAATCAAAATCAAATTGTACCATCGGAGAAGATGTATTTACACCCGTGGCACTTGTTCCTAATGAAACAACAACACCAAAGTCTCCTACAGAATCTACATTTGTTAGAATTTCGTATTTTGCAGATGGTGGAGATACTAGAACTTGTGCAGTTGCTGTTGGATCGTATCCAAATCCACCTTCAGTAATTGTAATAGCTGATATAGTTCCAGCAGCAGAAACTGTTGCTGATGCTTGACATCTTACAAGTTCTGGATTAGAATAAGCATACTGTGAAGTAGATCCTACACCAATAACTCCATCTGGATATGTAATCAGTTTATTGATTGATGTTGTAATTGCAGAAGTTCTAATGTTCCAATTGATTCCGTCAATTGAGTTCAATACCAAAGCATCTTCACCAGTGATAACATATACGTTATCAACATAAGTTACAGAATATAAGTTTGTTGATGTATTTGTAGTTGCTAATGTCCAGATACTTCCATCAGTTGAGTAGATTACAGTACCATTCTCACCAACAGCAATGAACTTGTCATTGACATAAGATACATCGTAAAGATTCTCTACAGTTACAATTCCTGATGAAGGAACTTCATTCCAAACATATCCATCAGAACTAGATAAAATTCTTCCAGAATTGCCAACAGTAATAAATCCATCAAGACCAAATGTAATTCCATTGAGAGCACTTGTTATAGGAGTGCTTCTTACAACCCAGGCAGTGCCAATTCCCCCAGAACCATAGTTTGTAACGATGGCTGTTCCTCCAGTTCCAACAGCAACAAACGCTTCATTTCCATATGTAACCGCATTCAATTGTCTTGTGAAGGATGCGATTACATTATATGAGAAGTTGATATTGTTAAAGTTTCTGCTGTAGAATACTGGACTACCAAACCAGGAGCCTTCTGCGCCACTATATGACCTTAATGCAGTTCCATTATGTCCAACAATAACAAATGCATCGCTTCCAACGCCAACAGCAGTTAAATCGTATGCAACTTCATTATGGGATAGCCAAGTTGATGAATCGGTTGAGGTTGAAATAAAACCACCATCACTAACTGCAACGTATAATCCACCCTTATATGCTAAGTCTTTGTAAGATCTTGCAGCAGAAGTAATAATACCTACAGTCCAAGTCTTGCCAATTTCACGTATTTGTGGTATAGTTGAAGCAAAACTTACATTTGGAACAGATGAAACTGTATATCCAAATCCAGGACTTGTAATAGAAACCGAACTGATGGTACTAGATGCAGAAACTGTGGCTGAAGCCGTTGCAGCTTCAACGTCAATACCATCAACAATCATCACCTTGTTATCTTCTTGCAGATAATTATCTAATTGTCTGAAGAATGGGTAGGCATTTTCAACATAAATTTCAGAATCAGAAGTGACAATATTTTTGATAATTCTTGAAGTTGGTTTGATATTTGAAATATAATTGGTTCTTGATTTGGAAATAATTTCACCATCAACAACCAAATCAGAAGTTTGTTTAGTCCAATTTACAAGTCTTTGAACATCTTGTGAAGTGGAAATGCCGACATCAAAGTAGTTGTTTGTTTGTACTTGGTCTCTCTTAGTAATTTCTTCAACAATTCTTCTATTTTGCTCCTGATACGGCGCAGTTCCCAATAATTTAATATAATCACCAACTTTAATAGTTTCAGTGATATCAACATCAACTACATCAGAATCAGATCCCTTATAGAATAGGATTTGGAATTTGCTTCCAGACTTTGGAGCTTCCGTAAATGTGATTTGAGTTCCACCATCAAATAGGTAATCTCTTCCTGGTTGCTGAAGGATATCATTAATGAAGATTAATAGATTGTTTTCAACATCAATTCCAGATCCAGGAGCAGAATCAATACTAAATGGATTTGAAGTAATTACAGTCTTTGTTAATGAGAATGTTTTTCTTCTTCCATTAAAATATTGAGAGAAATCATCTAGTCTATCTAATAGACCAAAGCTCCAGCCAGAGAACTTATTATTAATTATAGAGTTTACAGTTAGGGTGAACGCACTAGTACCAAATCCCACTGGAACACCAGTAATAGTTAATACATCATTTGGCTTGTAACCGTAACCCCTATCAATAATTTGGAATTGAGTTACACTACCACCAGAACCAACCTGAACGTTAACCTTTCCACCGTAACCAGAACCACCAATCAATTCTAAGTTTGAATAAGCAGTTGGGACACCGACAGTGATTGTTGGAGGACTTGCTTGGCTGTAACCAGAGCCACCATTTGTAATGTTCAATACACCTACACTTCCAGAGATAAGTTCAGAAGTAATTACAGCTCCACTGCCACCAACACTACTTGCAATGCTAACTGTTGGAGGTGTTCTATAGCCAGATCCAGAATTTATGA